TCCCTCACTTAAGCCGTTAGGTGCCGCCATGCTGAAGGCTGTTTGCCCTGCCTGCTGTGGCAATTGCATGGCATCCGGTCCGCCCTGCTGCTGCGGCATACCCAAGCCAAGCAAGGAATTTATCGCGTTGCCCGCCGTGTTGCCGCGCTGTGCATAGGGGTTCAGCGTTGCATAGTTCTGCGCATATTGTTCTCGGGTCAGCGCATTGTTGGCAGCAGTGTTGTCAGCCGCAGTTTGTGATGCCTGATTGGCCGCTGATTTCTGCGCCTTGGATGACATAACCGCGCCGCCGATGGCTGCGGCAGAAGCCACGCCTGCCGCTATAACTACTGGTGGCATTTCAATACTCCCACTTGTAAAGATCATACGTCACCGGACCCTGCCCGATGTCGATTGAGTGTTGTTCGCAGGGTTTGAAGCCCGCCTTCATTGTGTAAAATCTCAGGGCAGGTCTATCGACCCGCGCCCACAGCATGTCCGCATGTTCCGCCATGTAATTCCGCGCCGCCATGCCGAAATCGAAACCCCACTTCCCCCTGCCCTCCGGCAGTAGGTAAACATGGACCTCGTATATTCTTGGCGCAGACCAGATAAACGCCAGCCCTCCGTGTTCGCCGTCCAGAAAGATGTTCTGCTGGTCTGCAACGGCAGCGGAAAGATCGATCCAGCCCGCCCCGTCGCCGCCGCAAGTCGGCCTGATTGTTTCGTGATTAACCAGATAATTTATGCGGGCGCTGTCAAATGTTCTCACACTGTGCTGTCACGGTCGATTGGAGGACGTACATAACCCGGCGGTGTGGTGCCAACACCAGAGGAAGGAGGTTCACCTGCCGCCGGGATCGTGATGCCTCCAACAATGTGGGTCGACACCGTTTGCGATACATCTTCCGTTGTCGCCTCATAGGCAACAGCGCCGCCTTCCCATGCTGCGTCCTGATATTTAACCCTGTAGAAAACGCTTTCCGAAAGCCCTTCGATTGACCCGCCGTTAACGCTAACGATATTGTCTTCCGTGTAATATCTCTGGTGCGCGGCAATGGTAATAACCCCGGCGCTGGTGGCTGTCAGGTTTCCGTCAACCGGAACCGTCGTGCTGTTGGCCAGTGTGACCGAGTTCGTTATATCAAGCGCCTGCTGTGCCGCGTCCGTGGCGGTGTCCTGTGCAGCCTGCGCCGCATCAAGCGCCGCCTGAATAGCGGCCACCTGCTCTATCAGCCCCGCGAAAGCCCCCTCAACGCTCTCGACGTTCTTCTGCCAGAGAGACTGCATCTGGACACCAACATAGCCCCGGTTATCGTAATATTCCTGACCGCGCGTAAGCCTGTCGAGACGCGGCTTGGTAACCGCAAGACCAGTTGTCAGACTAGCACCGATATTCAGTATCTTGCCGCTCCATGACAACACAGCAGGTGCAATCGAGAAGCGGATTGGTTCAAGTTCTAAAGTCCCGCCGGTCCATGCTATCTGTGCCGGTGTTCCAATGAAGCTAGGCACAGCTTAACAGCGTTCCTGCTGCGATAGTGAAGGTGTTGCCGTCCGTGAGCGTATAAGATGCCCCATAGTCGAAATAGCCAATCAGTTCATCGCTGGTGGCGGTGTCGTTATACAAAGCCAGATAGCGAAACGGCGCAAAGTCACCGCCTGCCGCAGTGAACACAAGGGCGCTTATGACCAGCGAGTAAGTCCCGCCAGTTTGAGCGCTTGACGAAATCGTGACAGCCGAACCGCCCGCCGTGTAGCCAAAGCCAGCGGCTATCTCTGTAAG